ACGGCGGCAGCCGGCCTGATAGGAGCCTCGGATCTCGGCGACGGCCTGCTGCTGGTAGGGGCGGAGAGTGACCGGCATAGGCCCAACGGTAGGGGTTGACGTGGCCTTGAGGATGGCAGATTATCCCGCGAAATCAATGCTTTGTGAAGGTATGTGACGGGATGCAGCGGGAAGCGGAAGTAAGGGCCGGGAAGGCCGTAGGGTCGGGACTGTCCACGACATTCACACCCATGAGCGACCTGATCGCTTGGATCACTGATCGTCCGCCGACTGAGGCGGATGCAGATAGTGATGGAGACGTAGCGGTACAACAACGGCCAGGCCAGGACAGCTTTGCCTATTTGCATTGGAGCTTTGTCAAGCCAGGCATTTCCTGGCGTCGTACCAGTTACCGGCCTTACCGGCCCGCCCCCGAGCGCGCCCCCGAGCCCGCCGCTCGCGCCATGCAATCCCGCCGGTTCGTCTCGATCAGCCGGACCGTTCACGACCACGGCCACACGCTCGACGCCATCGCCGACGACGGCACAGCCTGGTGGAAGGTTGCTGACCATACCGAATGGCGTCAGCTGTCGCCCCTGCCTGCCCGTGAGCTGCCTGCGGAGCCTGAGTTCTGATGACCACACTCACCCATCACCCAGGCCTTACCAACGAGGCCTATCACGCGCTGAAGGCGGTCTCGCCCAGCCAGATCAAGGTGCTCGGGCGCAGCCCCTTGCACTACTTCGACCAGTTCCTGGCGGAGGACCGCGAGAAGCGGGAGCCCACGCCAGCCATGCTGATGGGCACCGCGCTGCACACAGCGGTGCTGGAGCCTGAGCTGTGGGACAGCACCATCGCGGTGCCGCCGCACACGTTCGATCGCCGGACGAAGGTCGGCAAGGAACTGGCCCAGGAGTTCGAGCGGGAGAGCGCCGGCAAGATCGTGCTGGCCCCTGACGATGCCGACCAGGTGCGCCGCATGGCGGACCAGGTGCGGAAGCACCCTGCTGCTGGCTTCCTGCTGGAGCTCCCAGGCCGGCGGGAAGCCAGCTACACGTGGGAGGATCCGCAGACCGGGCTGGCATGCAAGACGCGACCGGACTGGCACAGCGAGGATGGGCGGATCGTGGTGGACGTGAAGACCACGCGCGACGCCAGCCGGGTGGAGTTCGCCAAGAGCATCGCCAACCTGGACTATCACGTGCAAGCGGCTTGGAACCAGGATGCGCTGGGCGCTGAGCAGTTCATCACGATCGCGGTGGAGAACGTGCGGCCCTTTGCTGTGGCGGTCTACCCCGCGAGCGGGGCGATGATCGCCGCCGGCCAGCGCCGGATCGAGGCAGCCATGGCGCTTCTCGCCGAGTGCCATGCCAATGGCCGCTGGCCGGGTTACGGCGACCTGGTGCAGGAGCCGATCGAGCTGCCGGGGTGGTGCCGTGATTGAGCACGTCCCCTCTTGGTGGCCGATGGCCGGCTACGCCCTGGGGTTCGTGATGGGTGCCACCTCTGACATCCGGTTCCGCTTCTACCGCAAAGCCCTGCGTCGTTGCCGCACATCTGCGCGCCCAGCTGGACCGCCTCAACCCTTGGCCGCGGACATGATCCGTTATGCCAGATGGAAAGAAGAGCAGATCCAACGGGCGCTACGCGATGAACCCCCCACCCCCAACTGACCCATGACCGAATCCACAGCTCTCACGACCACGACCAGCAACAACCAGGCGCTGGCCTTCCTGCACGACGGTGCAGCGCTCGATCACCGCTACCGGCTGGCCAAGGCGTTCTCGATGTCCGGCATGGTGCCGCCGCACTTCCAGGGCAAGCCTGAGGCGTGCCTGGTGGCCATGCTCTACGCCGAGCAGCTGGGGGAACACCCGATGCTGCTGTTCCAAGAGATGAGCGTCATCAACGGCCGGCCGAACACCAGCAGCCGGTTCGCGATCAGTCGCGCCAACAAAAGCGGCCTGCTCCAGGGCCCGATCACTTGGAAGTCCAAGGGCCAGGGCGACGCGCTGGAGGTGACCGCCACGGCCACCATGCGCGAGACCGGCGAGGTGATCACCACCACGGTGACGATGAAGGAGGCCGCGGCCGACGGCTGGACCCGGAACCCGAAGTACCGCTCGATACCCGAGCAGATGCTGCGCTGGCGCGCGGCCACCCGGCTCATCAACCTCTACATGCCAGAGGTCTTGTTCGGCCTGGGCGTGCGCGAAGAGGCTGAAGTGCGGCCTGTCAGCGTGCGCGAGGAGCCGGCCGGGGGCGGCACCGTGGTGGCTGATCTGAACCGCCAGATCACAGCAGCCTCAACCGCTGCAGCACCAGTCGCTGAGGTTGGCGAAGAAGCCACTGTGAATGAGCCAGAACAGCAGCAGATTCAACCTGAGATCGTCGATGCGGATGATCCGTTTTGAGGAGTGCGTTGCATGAGTGAGCGAGCGTATCTCACCTCCAAGGAGGTGGCAGATCGTTGGCGTTTGAGCGATCAAACGCTGGCCAACTGGAGACATGCGGGCAAGGGCCCGCCCTACATCCGGGTTGGCGCCCGCGTCCTCTACCCAGCAGAGGCCATTCAGGCCTTTGAGAAGCTGTCGCCGCACTGGTTGGCAGCCGACAACATCCAATCTGAACCTCAATCGACATGAATCCTGAACTGATCAACATCGTCGCTACGGTGATGCGTGCATCAAGCCATCGGTTCGTTGGCCGTCTCGGTCGCGATCCAGAGGTGAAATATCTCGACTCGGGCAAGGCAGTGGCCAATGCTCGGATTGCGATCAATATCCCAGGGTCAAGGCAAGGCGACGGGAAGGAACCGGACTGGTTCAATGTGGAGGTCTGGGGCGATGAGGCGCAGGCCTTCGCCGACCAGTGCCGCAAGAGTGACCTGGTGGAGGTGATCGGCCGTGTGAGGACGAAGCGATGGACGGATAACCAGGGACAGCCGCGGTTGGATCTGATCGTGACGGCTGATGCGTGGTCGATGGTGCGGTCGTCTGGGCAGGCGGCTGCACCGGCACCTGCGGCGGCAGCGCCTGCGCACCTCGCCGCGGCCGGCTGGCAGCCGAACCCGCAGCAGGGCACGGTTGCTGCTGCACCTGCGTGGAATAGCGGGCCACTGGAAGCGCCTGAAGACGACGAGATCCCGTTCTGAGGTGATCGAGCCGGAGTTTCTGGCGGCGCTTCGGCGTCGCCACCGGTGCGAGCCGGTGCTGTTGATGGTGCAGCTGGAACAGCTGTGCCCAGGGTGGTGGGTGGATCTGACCGAGCTGGCGGAGCAGCTGGGCACCGATCGAGCGACGATCAACCGCAGCATGGTGCAGCTGGAGCGCCTGGATCTGATCCGGCGGTTCAGCCTGAGCAATGGCGGCGGAACGTGGGTGTGGTGGGTGAAGCGGAGCGCTGCGGATGAGCCGCGGCCGCAGGATGAGCCATCATGGCTGATCCGCGACCACGAGCAGCAGCAAAGCCGGCGGATCCCAGTGAGCGAGCGGTTCAAGTGGGCTGATGCGCACGGGATCCCCCGCCAGACGATGCGGTCGTTTCTGGCGGGGAACCAGCGACTGCTGAGGGGTCGGTGGGAGCTGCGCGCGACACCGCTGGATTGTGAACGGTTGTGACAGGGGCTGATGTTGGCAAGCGGCAGCCCCTATTCTCAGATCACGGGGGGCGACCCCCACCACCCCAATTGATCTCATGACCTTCAGCACTCTGGTCTACGAGCACGAGCACGGCCGCAAGCCGCGCGGTCGCGGCAGCTGGGCCTTCTGCTCCTGGTCCAAGCACAACGCGCACGACTACCTGGAGCACACCGTCTTCAGTCCTGGCGGCATGACGCTGACCGAGGCGAAGCGCTGGGCCCGGCTGCACGCAAGCGACAGTCGCTCGCCGCTCGCCGCGGCCGTGGGTCAGACCATCGTCGTGATGCCCTGAGCCATGTTCAACCCCGACTTCTACCCCACGCCGCCGGAGGTGGCGGCGCTGATGCTCGACCCGCTCGACCTGCGCGGCAAGACGGTGCTGGAGCCCAGCGCCGGCAGCGGGAACCTGGTGCGCGAGTGCCTGGATCGAGGCGCGGCGGAGGTGCTGTGGTGCGAAGCCGAGCGTGAGCTGCAGCAGATCCTGGTCAGCATCCCCGACGCTCGACCAACTCAAGGCTGGCCCGACTTCCTGCAGATGCAAGCGGCTGAGGTGTCGCACATCGACCTGATCGTGATGAACCCGCCCTTCTCAGCGGACGAGCGGCACATCCTCCACGCCTGGGAGATCGCCCCGCCCGGCTGCGAGATCGTCGCCCTGTGCAACTGGAACACGGTCGACGGTTACCGCCGTGGCCTGCAGCGCCAGCTGGCCCACCTGATCGAGGCCTACGGCAGCTCCGAGAACCTGGGTGAGTGCTTTGCCGATGCGGAGCGCCCGACCCGGGTGAGCGTGGGCATGGTCCGCCTCACCAAGCCGGGGCAACGTGTAAGCGGCGCTGATGAGTTCGACGGCTTCTTCCTTGGCCCCGACGACATTGAGGCCCAGGGCGAGGGGCTCATCCCCTACCGTCGCAGCCGGGACATCGTGAACCGCTACGTCGAGGCCTGCCGGATCTATGACGAGCAGGTGGAAGCTGGCACCCGCCTCCGCACCGTGCTCGATGGACTCTTCGGTCAGGAGCTGGGCCTGCAGGTGACCTTGGAGGGTGCGCCAGTCGCCCGCAACCGGTTCCGCAAGGAGCTGCAGAAGGCCGCCTGGCAGCATGTCTTCGCCGAGTTCTTGCCGCAGCAGCTGGCTACCAGCCAGCTGGCCCGCGACATCAATCAGTTCGTGGAGCAGCAGAGCCGGATCCCGTTCACCGAGCGGAACATCTACCGGATGCTTCAGATCGTCGCCGGCACGCAAGAGCAGCGGGTCGATCGCGCGATCGAGGAGGCCATCGACAACCTGACCCAGCACACGAAGGAGAACCGGTACGGCGTCGAGGGCTGGGTGACGAACAGCGGCTACATGCTCAACCGCCGGTTCATCCGCTCCTACATGGCGGAGCCCAGCTGGAGCAGGCCCCACTTCGTCACCGTCCGGTCTTACGGCAGCCAGTCGGATCAGATCCGCGATCTGATCAAGGCGCTGTGCTTCATCACCGGCCGGCCGTTCGAGGAGGTGCAGCACCCTGAGAAGGTTGCAGACGGCCTCTACGTCGCCGGCCAGTGGTACGAGTGGGGCTTCTTCCGGTTCCGCCCCTACAAGAAGGGGACCGTCCACTTCCAGTTCCTCGATGATGAGGTCTGGGCAGCGGTGAATGCCCGCTACGCCCGGATCAAGGGCCAGGTGCTGCCGGAGCAGCATCGCCGGCCGAAGCGCCGCCACGCATGAAGAACTGCGACAGCACCGCCGCAACCGGCTGGTACTGCGCCGATGATGGCCGCAAGGCGGAGACGCCCCACACCCCTGCTGAAGACACATGCCTGAACTGATCCACCGCGACACGCACGAGATCGCCAACTTCGGTCCTTGGTGGACCGTCGAGCGGCAACCTGGCTTCACCACCGACCCGAACGTGGTGCGGTTCCTGAAGCACAACGGCAGCCGCAAGCTGCTCGATCAGATCGCACGCTGGACAGGTGACGGTTGGGATCCGAAACGCTGGGTGCCGAAACATCCGCAGGTCCCGTTCACTTTGCTTGAGATCGTCGAACGTCACATGCAAGACCGCCAGTCATGAAGCGGCCAGTGATTATTGCCGAGCTGCTGCTGATCGCATGGGCTGCAGCCGGCGTCATCGAACAACACCACAACCCCATGTCAAACCATGACCATCTCTTTTCTCTTCTGGGTGCTGCTGACGCCCATCGTGATCGCCCTGGGCGTGCTGCTCTGGGTGACTGAAGACCGCAAAGCGCGCGCCCGCCGGTGGCGCGCTGAAGGCCACACGCAATCGGTGATTGCTCACCGGCTTGGCGTGAGCCGCTCCACGGTGCGCCGCTGGCTGGAGGCGGCGTGATGACAACCGACTTCCGCGCCCTGTGCGCTGAGCTGCTATCCGCGCTGGAAAGCGAAGGGTATGCACATTGGGTCAATGGCCCTGATGAAGACGACCTGTGCTTGCGCGCCCGCGCCGCCCTGGCAGATGGACCGGCTGTGCCCGATGGCAGGGAGCCGGCCTCTGTCGATACCAGCCTAGCCCTGCGCGTGCAGCAGCTGGAGGCCATGCGCGAAACCGAAAAGGCTGCGCTGCTTGATGCGTTCCAGCAGATCGACCGACTGAAGGCTCGGATCGACTGGCAGTACACCAAGATCCATAAACTGGAAAACGTCATCGCCGACCAGCTGGAGGCGGACCAATGACGAACCTTGAACTGCTGCTCCTGATCGCCTGGAGCATCCTGCTGGGCTACCTCTACGTCTCCGCCCAGTCCTAACCTCACATCAGCCGGGTCGGCTCTACCCGCAAGGGCGAGCACCGCAGCAGCTGGGCCTGGGGTCTCAACTGCGAAGCCAAGCGGTATCGGAGGCCCGGCCCTTCTTCCCCACCATGCTCACCTGCCCGCAGTGCGGGGCCAGCCGCGGCCTGCACACAGAGACCACCTATCTGATCGCAACCACTGGCGACCGTCGCCGGCTTCGCACCTGTCGCCACTGCGGTTACAAGATGCGCACCTTGCAGACGCCTGGCGGCGTGGAACGGCTGGCGCAAGAGCTGATCGGAAAACGGCCGCGGAAGCGATCCAAGAAGCTGACGGCTGAGCAGGTGGTCGAGATCCGTGTGGCGGTGAGCCGCGGTGATCGCCCGGGCGAACTGGCGCCACGGTATGGGGTGAGCCGCCAAGCGATTGATCAGCTGGTCGCCGGTCAGACATGGCGCGATGTCGGCGGCCCTGTGCGGCGGTCGCGGCCGGCGGCAATCGAAGGCGGCCCGACCTGCGAGGGATGCGCTGACTGGTGTTTCGGCTCATGCAGCTTCGACTTCCCGGAGGCCGGCAGCGCGTTTGCTGCCGAGTGCGATCTCTACTCGCCGCGGAGCCAGGCGACGAGCGCAGCCTGAGCGTCTGGGCACCAGAACGGCTGATTCCGCCACCAGCTGAAGACCTCTCGGTGCGACTTGAGCCGGTTGCATCGCAGACAGGCGGGCACCAGGTTGGTCCGCACGGTCAGGCCGCCGCGCACCTTGGCGAGCACGTGATCAAGGCTCTCAGCCGGTGCGTTGCAGTATGCGCAGCGATGTGCCCAGGCCTCGAAGATCGACTGCCGGAAGCGGATGCGGGCCGTGCGAGCAGGCACCAGCTCGGTGCCGTCGATCCGGGCCTGCATGGGCGGATGTCTGCTGAGGCGATCGTAGGCGGGATGACGGTGTGACGGTTTGTGACAGCGGGATGGTCAGGCAGCAGTGCAGCGCCGATGATTGGCTCACGAGGGCGGAGACGCCCCGCAACCCCGCTCCAGACATGACCTACGCCGCCGCAATCGCTCAGCCCTACATCCAAACCGAGATCCTGCACTTCGCAGACGGCACCAGCGGCATCCACACCACCAAGTCGGTCCGCCGCTTCGCTTTCGACGCAGTGACCGGCCCCTGCTCTGCCTATCACCTCGCCGGCTGGCAGGACATCAACCCTTCCATCACCGGTGTGACCTTCCAGTACGACCCCGCCTGACCCCCACGGCCCGCCGGGGGCCCACCCCGGCATCATCCATCACCACACCCCACCACCGTGCAATTCATCCTCCGCACCATCGCCTGCCTGATCATGGCCGCCGGCCTCACTGGAGCTGGCTGGTGGTGTCTCACTTCCACCCTTGACGACATGACCCGCGCAGACTGCCAAGCTGGTCACGTCCGTGCTTGCCACGCGCTCAACCAGCCATGAGAACTTGCAGCCGAGGCAAGCGCTACCACTTGGGCCAGAAGGTCTACATCCGCAGCTGGGGCGTGCTCGACATAGCCACGGTGACCGACGTTCTCACCATCCGCGGCTGGCCCTACTACGAAGTGCTGGCCGCTGCTGATGCCAGCGTCTGGCTGGTGCCACGCATTCACTGCTCAACCATCCCTCTCCCCGTCCTGTGAAGTCGTACTACCTCCGCCGCGGCCGCGCCTGGATCTGCGCACCGGCCGGCCATGATCAGGCCGCTTCGTTCTGCGCTGGCCTGACCGTTGACACCAACCCAGACGGCGCATGGCTGACCCCATCGCTTGATCTGGCCCATGAACGCTAGGCGCTGCTGAAGCATGCCCTGGGCTGGTCCACCGAGATCCGAGCATGCGCTGCGGGCGAATGATGAACCCTGAATGCAACCCGATCGAGCAGCAGGCGGTGCAAGACCGCCTCGAACAGCTCTACGCCGACGACGGCCGGCATGATCCGGCGCATCCGATGCACTGCCTTTACACCGGTCTGG